TGAACTTCAAAGATTTTGTCAAACTTATCTTGATAAGGTGCCTCAAAGTCTTCGAGCAATTGATGAACGTCCTGTCTAAATTTATACGAAAACGACTCTTGATTTACTTTCCATCGTTCGTAATTACCGTCACCAAAAGATTTAATATATCCTCTTGGATCAGACATGAAATTAGCGACAAAGTAATTCAGGATGTTACTCCCGTCATACTTTGTCGCTAGTTTTTTGAAAAAATATCTGTCTCGGCGTTGTTCAAACGCTTTTTCAGAGGCATTTACTTTGCCTCTGTATTTTACATAATCATAATGGTCTTTAGTGAAGTGCATTCGCAATGCGAGATACATTTTATACACTTCAAATCCTGTCACAGCGGTAGAACTCCTTTTGATGATTGTTTCATGTAATTCAAACGCATCGCTTCATGACGAAGACGTTCTTTGAGTGGTTTCGATAGCAGTTTAGGAACTGTTTCGATTTCAATTTCATTCTCAGAGCAGTATGTTGTCACTGCTTCAATGTAAGTGATAAGACCTTTGCTAGTCTTTACCATTCTTTCAATCTCCTGAGAGAACTTAGTTGGAGTTAAAAACTTGTCCTCAAGGGGATTATCTTTTGGCATGGTAGGAGACAAACTCTTCAATGTAGGACTTAAGTAGTTGTAGATAGTCATCAAGATTGTACTTCTGAAAGATTTGAATAGATCCCTCTTCAGTGGCGATAAGTGTGACAATTTTCTTTACCTCTAAACCTGAACGCTCAAGGAACATCGCTGCGTATGCAGTCTCTTGCACAAAGTAGTGCTCAATGTATGATTCCTTTTTTTCTTTTGTCGAAGTTTTGAAATCGATTACTGCCAACTCGCCATCGAACTCGGCAATACAGTCAACACGACCAGCTAAACCGAGATAATGAGAGTATAGAAAAGTCTCTAAACAATGGATGTTGTTAATGCGATCCAAAGTAGACTTTGCCGACTGAAACATTCTAACAGATAATGGATTATTTTCCAAGTATTTGTCGATATTCAGATCACCTTTAAAGTAGTCTTCTGATAGTGCGTGAAAGGCAGTGCCTCTCTGAGTTGCTCTAGCAGTAATTCGATTCGCCTCGTTTTCACCAATCCTAGATCTCCATTTCTGGAAAAATTGTGCGTTCTTAAACGATGTGATTGAGGTTACACTCGGATAATATTTATCCGCCCCAGGAATGGGATAGAATCGTGTCCCATCTTTGGTCACAGGTTCGACCTCCACATGTTCATGAAGGTCAACATCAATAAAGTTAAACATTAAAATCCTAGATTGTATTTGGTCATCAGATAAGACTTAACCAGACCCGAGCGAACAATATCTTCAATACCAAATTCGATACATGAAAACTCTTGCATACTCTGAAGAATTTTAATGAAGTCAGCAATACCAGATCGCTCATTCTCTTTGACAAGATCCGTCTGAGTAATATCACCACAGAACATAATCTTAGAGTCCTCACCAATACGGGTGATCATTGAATCAAGTTCATGGAAGTTCAAGTTAGAGAACTCATCAACAATGACAATCGCATTATCAAGAGTAACTCCACGGATAAAAGAAGTAGACCAAAAACTAATAGTTTCTTGCGCTCGTAAGTTATCATAAAGCATATCGAATGAGTTGTCATCAGGCATACTGAACATGTATCGAACCATGTTCTTGTATGGGATCTGATAAAGCGCAGACTTATCTTCATGATCTCCAGGAAGGAAACCAATCTCACGAGTCGGTACAAGAGACCTTACGATATAGATCTTATCATAGGGAGTATTCTCATCCAGAACCTCCTGTAGCGCCAGGTAGAGCGTGATGAAGGTCTTACCAGTTCCTGCTGCACCATGAAGCAACAGGTTCTTACCCATCTCATAGCTATCAAACGCAACTGTTTGGTTATCAGTCAACGGTTTGATAGGAACCATGTAGCTCTTATCAATAGGTTTCTTTCTTCTGATTTGCTTTGCAGTCATGTTAGAAGGGACAGGATTGCTGGTGGTGTTCCTTTTGCGTGCTCTAGGCATAATCAAGTATATCGACTAAGGTTTGAACGAGGATGTGCTTTTTGCACTTTGGACATGACTTCTTTAAATCCGTCAGATTGCTTTGGTTTGCCGTAGGTCATGCCTCC